AAAGAAAAGAAAGACAGAGTTGAAGATGCTATATACGCTACTAAAGCCGCGTTAAAAGAAGGTATAGTACCTGGTGGTGGCTCAGCGCTATGGTGGGCTGCTCAAAAAATTTCTCCCGCTAACGCGGGTGAGGAGATTCTTCTAGAGGCTATCAAAGCTCCAATGGCTACTATACTAGACAACGCAGGTCTTACAGACGTTAAGTGCGAAGGTGAAGACTATTGTGGCATCGATGTTATATCTGGTAAGTGCACCGATATGATCGAAGCAGGAGTAGTAGATCCAGTGCTTGTAACTAAGTCTGCATTAAAGAACGCTGTATCAGTAGTATCAACTATTATATCAGCTGATTGTGTAATTTCAAATGCTAGAGCAGATGAGAGCAATCAATGATTATATAGTAGTAGATGTAGAGAAAGTAGGTCCTAAAAAAGTTGGTGGTCTACTTCTTACTGAAGAACTAGACGAAAGCAATAGGTATATCAAAGCTACGATTATTTCTACAGGTAATCTAGTTGAAGGCCTAAAAGATAACGATATTATATATTACGACAAACACGCTGGGCATGGTATAACCTGGGCAGATACAATGTACCATGTAATCCGAGCAAGAGATGTGGTATTAGTGGAGTAACTACTTCGCTAAACGTGTGATATATATATTAGACCTAAACCTTAAATCATAAACCTTACACGTATAACAAACAATAACTAATTAAAAAAATTTAAAAATGGACAAAATTGAAAATTGGCTATATTTCCGTACAGTAACGGATGAAGCCAACGATGATGGAGATACAGGGTCGGCCGGCTTACAGCCAGGATCTATTTGTATTCCTGCGTCGTCAATTCAAAACATGGAGCCTATACTTGATACAGGTATTAAGATTCACATCAAAAACATCATTGTACCTGAAGATCCAAATAGCCAACTAAGAAGAGCTTTTGATGCAGGCGAGGCTGCAGACTCAATCAAACTTACTGTAACTCAAGGTAAAGTAAAAGAAGTTATGCAGGTGATTGCTCAAGCATGTAACTCTTACATTCACGGCACTGGATTCATTGTAGTAGCTGACGCTTGTGTTCTTACTGATTCTGCTACCACTGCTTTAAACGATCAGGTTATTCCTGCTGAATTTCTTAGCAACGATATTAGCGCTACCGTATTAACTATTGGTAAAATTCGCAGAGGTAGAGGTATCCACGAGTACTATGAGATTGTAACGCCTATGACTGCAGACGACAATGATGTTGCAGCTTCGCTTTCTATTAAGCTTCCAACAAAATGCGTTATATTAGAAGCAGCGCTATCTGGAATGGCAGTAGCAACTAATAACGTAGGTTCTGTAGCTTTAGAAATACACAACGCGGCTGTAGCAGATGATGCCGCTTCTGCTGGTACTGAAATTGTAGGCGCGGATGTAACAAGTAACTTATCTATCCCTAACGCTGATTTAGACGTCAGCTCTGATACTGGGGGAAACATGGTACACTCAGGAACACTAGCTCCTATAGCCAGAGGCACGGACGAAACGTTCTTCCATGTGTGCGCTAAAGAAGATATGAGCTCTATGACAGGTACTCCAAAAGTTGGCGTATATCTTAAGTGGTGGGGTGAAGAAGCAGTTCTTTTATAATAACCAGATAAAAATCTAGAAAAAATGACACAATCAAAATATACAGACAGATTCTGGTACTTTAGAAATATCGCAGACGAAGACGACGACGACAATACAGGAACATCTATTATGATTCCTATTGGCTCAATCACTGGATTCGTTACAACAGCAATTAACAAACTTAAGATTTACTTTGAGTACCCTGCTCTAGGAAATCAGCTTGAAAAAGCTCAAGCAGGAGAGCAAGCTGCAGGTAACCACGGTTACGTAGAGCTTGATGTTACTCGTGGTAAAATTAAGCAAGTAATGGCTGCTTTAGTTGAAGTTTACAATGCAGGTCCTCATCACGATGGGTTTACTGTTATTGCAGATGATTCAACTGTTGACTTCGACAATAGTACTAGAGCTAAAGTTTTTATACACCCAGACATCACTGGTATATCAGAAATTAGAAACTCTTACTCAGGAGCGGCATAATATGAGATTATCAGCGCATGATTTGCGTGATATGAATATCCTTAAGTATTACAGGCTCACGCGTAAGTGGGCCTGTAAGACTTACGGATTAACTGACGCTGATCTAGAACTACTTATATATTTAGATCACAAGGGTAGATTTACCCGAAACGAATTTATCGAGGGTGCTTACACATATTCTTGGGATAAGAAAAGGTGGGAGAAACTCCGATCAGCTGGCTGGATAGAGGTTTGGCGACATAGAAACAGAACAAGTATTAAATATTCTGTATTCAAGACGTCGTTTAAATGCTCACAGCTAGTAACACGAATATATCGCATATTGCTAGGCGAAGAAGATCTACCGACCTCTGAACGTAGCATTTTTTACAACAACAAGTCGTATACAGATAAAGTCTATAATAAAGCTATAGACGATATGATACGAGATAAAGAAAGATAACATGCCATTTAAAATGAAGGGTACAGCAATGTACAACAAGGTAATGGAAGACGGTAAGTCTATGATGCAACTTAAAGAAGAGTTTGGTGGTGCCATGGATATGAAAACTCCTATGGATATGAAATCACCTATGGAGCACAACGCACCCCTGAATATGAAGTCTCCTATGGACATGGCTGAAGATTCTGCTATGGACATGGCTAAAGACGGGCCTATGAACTTAAATGAAGAGTCTCCAAAGAAATTAACTCAAGACGCTGCTATGAAAATGACTTCAGCTATGAAGAAATTGTCACCTATGCAGGCTAATGCTTTTCTTGGAGCGTTAAACGCTGCTAAAGAAAAAGGAGCTAAAACTTTTGAGGTAGACGGTAAAACATACGACGTTAAATAATGGCTTTTAAGCTTGGCAAATATAAACCTTTACCAGGCATAGCATCAGGCGGTAAGCTTAAGAAGTCTTTAAAATTTAAGATAGAGCATAAAGACCTTGGCCCTGGAGTTATGGGTGAAGCTTATCCTAACAAAGTAGTTGTAGACAACGACGTTAAAAAAGGCACGCCTGAGTACAACAGAGTTGTAAAACATGAAGCTCAACACGTAAAAGATTTACAAAGTGGTAGAGCTGCGTTTGGCGATGACTATGTAAGGTGGGAAGGTAAGACATACGCTAGAAAAAGTGGTATGATTAAGTATAATGGTAAGTGGAAAGAAGAAGGCGACAAGTCTTTTCCATGGGAAAAAGTAGCAATAAATGCCGAAAAAAATTAAAGACACAGGCCTAGGTAAATGGCTTAAAAGTAAAGCGCCACAAGTGCTTGATGTAGTAGGAGACTTTCTACCAGATCAAGGAGCATTAGGTGTAGTTAAAAACCTTATTGATAAAGATCCTGAAGTAGATACAGAGGCAGGCATGGCGGCTGTAGATGCTGAGGTTGCTTTTCAAAATAACGTAAGCGAAAGGTGGAAAGCTGACATGGGTAGCGATGTAAAGTTAGCTAAGCTTATTAGGCCACTAACACTTATATGTCTAATGGCAATGTTCATGCTAACAATGGTTTTTGATAGCGTAGATACATTACCTTTCAATGTTAAAGATTCATACGTAGACTTACTACAGATACTTATGCTAACTGCTTTCGGTGCATACTTTGCTGGTAGATCTATAGAAAAAGTAAAAAAATAAAATGGGAATTAATTCAACAGAAGTCTCATATGGCTTCGGACAATTAGGTAGTGTTTACACTACGGCTTCTAGTGAGGAAATTAATCCTCCAAGTGGTAAAGTGTTTGTAGCTATAACAATGTTAGCTGACACAGTATTTGATGCTTCCGGCGGTTTAGTAGCGGAAAGAGTACGTGTACCAGGCGCTAGCGCTACAGATCCAAGTACTTTAGATGGAGATATATATATTTCTACAGAGGAGCCAGCTCACGATTTAGACGCTGGAGCTGAAACTGCTACTGAAGGTACTGGCGGTAAAGTTGTAGATTCAGTAACGTTTCCTAAAGGAGTTACTATCTACGGCCGTTGGACAGAAATAGATGTTAACTCTGGTCATATCGTAGCTTACGTAGGAGAGTAATGCTAGGGTTAGGAGCTAGTTTAACGTCACCATATGTACTTGACTCTGGGTATGTAAATACTCACTCACTTAGTCTTGATGGATCAGGAGCCGGATCAGACGTAGATTTTTTTAATACAAACACAGCATTACAAGATAAAATTAGAGGCAACTTTAGTATTTCGTGTTGGGTTAAGTTAGACGATGGACAACCTACTATATTGTCGTCGTATTTTGCTGGGGCAGCTACTGGTGGTAATGTTATAGGGTTTTCAGTAACTAATGCAGGAGCAGTTAATTTTACACATTTTTCAAATAGTGGTGCGGCTCTACAAAGTACAGATGCAGCTGTTTTTGATAATGGAGCTACTGATTGGACTCATTTAGGTGTTACAGCAACTAAAGGTACTGGAGCTAGTGGATCTACTGGATATAAGATATATGTTAACGGTAGTGAAGTTGCTTCAAGTCAACTTTTAGGAGTTACCGAAAGTCAACACAATAACTACACTTCAAGTATAACTATTGGATTTGGAGCTTTAAATGCCGCCGTCGCCGGTAATGTGGTAGGAGGAATTGACGGTTTGATGGATGAGTGTGCGTTTTTTGATGACGCTCTTACAAGTGGTGAAATGTCTGCTATAGGTGGAGGCGGAGCGCCTACAGATATCACAGGTCACGACCACTTATTCCTTTACTATAAGTTAAATAACTCTACTACTGATGAGGTTGGAAATAGTAATGGATCTCTTGCCGGTCAAGCCGCCTTCTCAACTACAACACCTTAACGATGGCTATATATACGATACTTACTGAAAGTGAACTTAGTGCTCACGCAGATAAACAAGACTTCATTTTAAATCATTTTGTTGCTATTGCTAATAATCCTAAAAGAGCTATGTTTAAGTTTGATGATTCTTTACCATCTAGTTTAAGTTCTTACGACTCTTACACAGAGTCTGAAGTTCAAGCAATGCGATCAGACGCCAGTAATGACTGGTACTTACAATAAACAATTTTAATTTAATACAATTTAATTATGGGAAAAAAGAAAGAAAAGGTCATTGACCTAAAACCAGAAAAGATCTCTGAAGAAGAACTAAAGCAATTACAAAACGTAGTTTCTGCAATCAATAAACTTCAGTTTGATATTGGAGTAATGGAAGTGCAAAAACACAGTGCTCTTCACGCTTTATTTCAAGGTAACGAAAAACTAAATGAAATGCAATTGCAATTTAATGAACAGTACGGTTGTGATGATATAAACATCCAAGACGGTACAATTAATTATAAAAAAGATGAGCCATCTGATTCGTAAGATAACGATTGGTAAAGACTATAAAAATGACGCTATGCACTATTCTGTTGGACAGGAAGTGTATGGCGGTCATACCATTTGTGACATTTTAGAAGAAACTGAAAAGTATTCTATATATATTAGAAAAGACAAAGCTGTTATTCCTTGGAAAGACTTTAACAAGAATATGGCTATATCTGTAGAATATAATTTAGAATACTAATGCAATCGCTTTACAACTTTATTGTAGAGCCTATAGGTAAAAGATACAACAACACGGCTAAAGTAGGTGATAAAGAATTAATACTTAACACTGACGTGTTTAATCATCACCATATTAATAGGCTAGCTAAAGTTATATCTACACCAAAGTTAGGCAATACGGAAATACAAGTTGGTGATACTGTTATAGTTCACTTCAATGTATTTAGACGTTGGCATGATGTAAAAGGTCGAGAGCGTAATAGTAGATCATACTACGAAGAGAATAAATACTTTGTTAATGATGATCAAATATTTTTGTACAAGCGCAACGAAGAGTGGATATGTCCACGTGGTTATTGCTTTGTACAACCTATTAAAGACAATAGCAAACTAAGCGTTGATACAGAACAACCCTTAGTTGGTATTGTTAAACATACTGATGGCAGAGCAGAGCTAAACTCTCTTGTAGGTTTTAAACCTAATATTGAGTGTGAGTTCGTAATTGATGGTAAAAGATTATATCGTATACCATCTCAATTTATTACAATTAAATATGAATATCAAGGAGACGAAGAAGAGTATAATCCAAGCTGGGCACAGAGCGGTTGAGGAATTAATCAAAGTAGCTAAAGAAGCTATCGTTGATTCAGATGATGACATATCAGCTGATAGACTTAAGAATGCCGCTGCTACAAAAAAGCTTGCGATCTTTGACGCCTTTGAGATATTAAACAGAATCCAAGAAGAACAAAACTTACTAGATGGTAAGTCTCCAGAAGAAAAGAAAGAGCGTGTCTTCAAAGGTTTTGCTGAAGGTAGATCTAAATAATGTACGAACAAACGTTATATAAGATAGTTGAGCCTATAAAAAAAACTACGCTTACTAGACTTAACAGAGGTCGTAAATGGAAGTATGGTTACGATAAAGATCACGATATAGTAGTGTTATCAAAAAACGGTGTTATAGGTGATATATACGAAATACAAGGTTTTAAAATAGCGCTGCCAAAACCTACTAATGTTTTTAAGCACGAAAGTAATAAGTGGTATAAACAAGAATATCCAAAAGAGCTTAAGCGTATTAAAAACATATTTGACTGGCGAGATTATCCAGACGAACAAAAAGAAAAATGGTACGACTATATTGACGAAGAGTTTAAGCGTAGAGACGAAGGCTTTTGGTTCACTAACAAAGGCGTACCGACATACATAACAGGTGCGCACTATATGTACCTGCAATGGAGCAAGATTGATGTTGGAGCTCCAGACTTTAGAGAGGCGAACAGACTATTCTTTATATTCTGGGAAGCCTGCAAAGCTGATAAGAGATGCTATGGGATGTGCTACCTTAAAAACCGTCGTTCAGGCTTCTCGTTTATGTCATCAGCTGAAACAGTTAACTTAGCCACTATATCGAGTGATAGTAGATATGGGATACTCTCTAAGTCTGGTGCCGATGCAAAGAAGATGTTTACTGATAAGGTCGTACCTATATCTTTAAACTACCCTTTCTTTTTCAAGCCAATACAAGACGGTATGGATCGTCCAAAGTCTGAGCTAGCATACAGAGTTCCAGCTAGTAAATTTACTCGTAAGAAAATACAAGCTAACGAGCAGCTTGAAGAAATTGTAGGTCTTGACACTACGATTGATTGGAAGAACACTGGTGATAATAGTTATGACGGTGAAAAGCTTAACTTGCTAGTGCATGATGAGAGTGGTAAGTGGGAGAGACCTGATAACATATTAAATAACTGGCGAGTTACTAAAACCTGTTTAAGGCTAGGTAGTAGAATCGTTGGTAAATGCATGATGGGTTCAACTAGCAATGCGCTAGATAAAGGTGGAGATAACTTTAAAAAACTATACAATGATTCTGACGTCACGCGAAGAAATCGTAATGGACAAACGAAGTCTGGGCTTTATTCTCTCTTTATCCCAATGGAATGGAACTATGAAGGATTTATTGACGAGTACGGACTTCCAGTCTTTGATAGTAGAAGTGATGATGTAC